CACGGATGATCCCGCCAATCTCATTGTTTAATAAATCATCGACGTTTACTGCGCCGTCCACAATTTCTACACGAGGGTTGTTAGTCAGTGCGACGTTGTCCAGCACACCGCGAAGCATTGCTGTAGCCGCATCTTGGTCATTCAAGATAAGGTCAGCAACCGACCGGCCATAGAATGTGTGTGGCTCCGGGTCTACCTCAAATACAGCAAACGGGATTTGACCGCATGGCTCATAGTCCAATAACTTGTATTGATTACCGCCTAATGTGACCTTATGTAACTGCGCTACCCCAGTGCCGTTTACGTCAATCTTGATGTATGCCTCTGTAACGGCTACTAGACGCATTGAGGGGTCTTGTACGTCCTCGTCAGAGTAATCCTCTTCGTACCCCCTACGTTGGTACTCTTCTACCTCAGAGAACGTGTCAGAGTGCTGTAGGCCGCTTAGATCGTAGACTTCTTCGTAGTCATAACCCATAGCCACGAGATCGCCAACACGCATTTCTGTACGGTGAGCAACAACGTAATAGTCATCGATAGAGCGCGAGTTACGATCAATGAAAAACTCTTCTGGAGGTACGCTTTCAACGCACATCTTTCCTTTCTCGACCGTGCGAGCAATCTTAAGATCATGGCGCGGAGCTTCCATCTCCATACCCATTTGGTCCATTTCCATAACCATTTGAGTTGTGTGCTCAAGTACCTCAACGTCGTCTTCATTAACGAGCACAGAAAACTCCATGTCGTTAAGACCTTGGAAATCGTATATTTCTTGCTCTTGGTAAGTATCCCAGTAAACCTTGACGACACCGACCTTTTTAATAAGCGCATCGTGTATTGCATCGTTCAGCACCCTGTAGCCGTTTAACTCATTGAACTGGTAGTGCATATACTTAGTAGCCTGCTCGGCCATCTGCACGTCTTCTTGGTTACGTGGCACAAACTCTACCGGCTTATCAGTAGACAGGAATACGCGCATTAAAGAAGGCTTAATAGCCCGTACGGTATCCCGTACCTTTGTAGAGACAACCTTAGACCGGCCATCTTCTTCACCGATATCGGTCTCGCCGTCAAAGTAACGCTGTGCCTTTATGCGGTCTTCAGCAATCTCAGATTCACAGAAATCGACGGCGTCTTGTATTGCCTCTCGTGCAATGCCCTCAATGTCCTGCTCTGTCATTGGTTTTAAATCCATAATTATAAGCCTTGCGCTCTTCCTGCTTGGAACAGGATATTGCGTGTAAGAGGGTCAGTAATCATATCTAAAAGGCCGGGAGGTATTCGCTGCCCTGCTGCGCTTGCTCCGCTTAAAATATCTTGCCCGGCTCCCGCAACTTGGCCAGCGCGATATGCAGTTTCGCCAACTAATCGCGGAGAAGAACCGGCAGCCATCGTTGCTGCCGCCGGCAGGTTGCCTGATGCCGCTTGCTGAAGGGTAAGCGGACCCATGCCAAATCTAGCAGCGCCTCTGGGCGCATATGGTGCGAGTGCCTGCCCAGCTAAACCAGCGCGGAATGGGACGCCACCAGAGGCTTGTAGTTGATCTGCTAGTCGTGTGCGTTGCCCGTAGTTTGTTTGCACGTTATCACGCATCACAGACTGCAATTTGCGCAACTGCGTATCTAAGCTTGCTTTAGGATTGAGGCTAAGTGTTCGCTCTATTTCAGTAATTAACTCTGCGGCTTGACTGTAATCCTTCATGGCTTCGGAGTAGACAGGAGCTTGCGCGCTGATCTCAGATCTAATTTGATCATAGATACCCTGCACTGCTGCACGAGCATTACGCTGCTCCATTGGGATGCTATCTATAATAGCGCCAACAGAACGCTTTAAAGCATCGACGCCTTCTGCTGTATGGTAAAGCGCAGGGTCTAATTTAGACCAATCCATAATTTTGTCTTGTGCTGCGGCAATAGCTTTTGCGGCGTTTTCATCAGTAATTTGCCGCCCGAAAGTCGCACGCTCCATTGCTTGCTCGGCAATGTCATAAATACGGCGCATCTGTATAGGCTCGCGCGCCTTGCCGACTTCTTGCATTTGTGAGCGGTATCTTTGCATCATGCGCTGACGCATCTGCGTTAATCCTTGCTTAGCGGCGTCTACAACAACAAGAGGGTCACCCTGACCTCTCATCTGCGTTGTGAGCATTTCACCTCGCTCTCCGCCCTCCCGGCCCGCCTCAAACGCTTCTCGTATAGGCGCATCACCAACTCCAGTCGTAACGCCCAGCGCGCTGGCTGTAACAGGCCCAACCTTGCTTGCAATCTTAGACGCCCCTTTAACTGCCAATGCAGTCGGCTCAGTTGCCGCAGCGGCCTTCGATAGCGACGCCCCTACTCGGCCTGGCACTGTCGCGCCGCCAACACCAAATAGCGTAGATACATCGCCTAAAAAACCAGCGGGGTCACTAGCAAAAGTGCGCTTCGCTTGTTCTACACTTCCGTAGCGATCAACGTACATTTGACCGACTTGACGCGCCAACTCCCTGCTCTTTGGATCTTCACCTATCGCCTGTACCACACCCTCAGGCAATGCTTCTTGTAGAGCGCCTGCGCCTAAATCTAAAACCGTTTTTGCCGTTTCTATTGGGCTGAGTGCAGCGCCAACAACATCAGCGCCAAGTTGGTACAACGACCCCGGCAAGTTCATGAGCGCACTGCCAGCAACCTGCGTGGCAGTCATTCTAGCTGGCTCTTCAGATGCTAACCCTGGGGGTTCTGTTATCGAGTCTTCCGTGAGTAAGTCAGCGCTATATTTTTTGATTAACTCTTCTTCTGTCACTTGCTTGCCCCTCTGTTAAATTCATCCGCCATCGTGATCGCTGTTTGAACATCTTTTGCGACGACAGAGCGCCCAGAAGGGAACACTACTGTATTACCGACAACACTCGCTGAGATACCTAATCTATTTGCCCCAACTCCCGAAGCTACACGTAACGCATTAATAACCGTTTCTCGGTTACGTCGCTTTTGCGCTATAACCGCAGGAGAATCACCAGGTACTGGGAAATATTGTTTCTCAGCGCTATCAAACTCACTGTCTGCAATTGCAGCTCCTGATTCTCGTCTTAAATTTGCGTTGATAAAGTCTCGCTTTGCTTGTTCGTATCTTTTGTACTCATCAGCCATTGCATAGCGCGCTAACCCTGTGGGGTCTTTTTCAAGCATTGCATTGCTAAAGCTAGTGCCTTGCTCTTCTAACAAACCTTGCTCTGTAGGTTGCAGTAAGATTCTGTGCGACTCTAACACGCGACTGTAAAATCCAGTAGCATTCGACTCTCCCTGACTCAGGGGCTTGCTTTCTGGGTCAGACGCCGGATAGCGAATCTTCATAAAATCTTCAAAACTTCCCACAAAATTTTCATTTTGTTTCGCGTATTTATACTCTTTGATTAGCGAAGTGTCTGATGGGGTTTCCGGCGCACCCTCAATACCAGTAACCTCTCCAGTGACAGAATTTACCTTATACAAGCGGCCTTCTGGCAAATCTGAGTCAAACATTTTGTTCACTTCTTTGCCTGACTTGATTTCAAAATTTTGTATGCCGGACGCAAGCTGCGAAATTTCTTGCGGTGTTTTATTAGGATATGCTTCCTGCAAGGTGGCTATTTTTTGTTGCAAGGTTGTAGGCTGCCGCGTTTTTGCCTCGTAATGTTGCTTAAGAGCAAAAGAAGCAAGATTAGGCTGTTGCTGAATTAAATCGGCAAGATTTTCGCTGCCTTCCGCTCGAAGAAACGCTGCTGTGCGGTTTGCTTGTTGTGCTTGCTGCCTACCTGTTTGAGCGCTCTCTGCTCTCGCCTGCACTGACTTAACTAAATTAGGGTCAGGCTGTAGCCGCATAGAGTTAAGCGCAGTAACAATCTGAGCATTACGCACAGGGTCTTGTAGCGCATCCAAAGCACCTCGACCTAAGCGGCTTAGTAGGCCTGCTTGTTCTGGTTTTGCAGTAGTAGAGCCTCCACTAACAGACCTTGCCGGCTGCATAGCTTGTGCGCGAGCGGCCTCAAAGTTTTGCATTTGTTGTTGAGCTTGAGGCGTCATTGCTACCTTTGCGTTTGGTGCGCGACGTTGTTGCATCTGCTCCATCATTTGCATCATTCTGCGCTCTTCATCATCACGCGCTGATGTTTTTGATGGTACAGCTTGACCAGTCATCATCCCCGACATAATTCTACCCTTTAAGCCATGCCTAAATATTTCATCATTTTAAAAATCATTTCTTTTTTCTTTTCGCCATCACCATTATCTGGTTGAGCGCCCATAATGCCTTGGCCGGAAACCATAGCAGGAATCTGAGGCTGCTGTAGCAATCCGCCGCTAAACCCCAAAGCCTGTGGTTGTTGAACAGCAAACGGTTGGGCTATTTGTGCGGACGCTGCACCAACACTCTGAGCTTTTTGACGAATTAATGCTTTTTTCTTTTCGTCTTCCATTAGCAAATCAAGCAAGCCTTTGAAAGCTTGTTTTTGTTGCGGCGCTTGTGAGTCTGTTGCAACCATATCTTTATCCCATCAATGATGCGCCAAGCGTCAGGTAATCAAACAACCCTGGCTGCTTCGACGTTGTACTAGACTGTGGTGTCGGTGTTGCACCCAATGCCTGAGCGTAATAACCAAGCGCTTGTGCTGGATAGTTACGGAAGCCTTCAAACTGCTGGCGTGCCGCATTCATAACTTGCTGTTGCAGTTGCTGCTGTAACGCTCCCTGCTCCGCCATCTGCTTCTGTACTGTCTGACCCATACCGAAGCCTAAGTTAGCAAGCGATCCTAGTTGCGCCGCAGCACCTAATCTTTGCTGTGATCCTGCCTGACGTGCCGCTTGGTTAGCGAGCTGTGCCTGCATACTTTGGCCAAGACCAAACTCTTGAGCGCGCTGACCCATGCCGGCTTGAGCTTGTGCCGCTTGTAAAGCTTGACCGAATCCTTGCTGCCTTAACGCTGCGGATGTACTCGCCCCCTGCTCTAAAGCTTGACGCCCTAGCTCTGCTTGTTGAATAGCTTCTCGCGAACCACCAAAAGCACGAGCACCCTGAAACTGCGCCGCCAATTGATTGGCCTGCATTTGACGTTGACGCTCGATATCGCCCATTGCGCCTTGAACAACTTGCTGTTCGTACGGGTTCTGAAATGCTTGTATTTGGCTTGCAATGTCAGGAGCGCGGTAGCCCATTCCACGAACCTGTGAAGGCATAAAACCTAGCTCTCGCTGTGCGCCACCCATTGCTTGCCCAATACCAGTAGAGGCTTGCTGATAAATGTCTCCCTGTGGAGCGGCAGGAGGGGCCATAGAAGAAGGAGCAACTGGCTGTGGCACTTGGCCGGGCAAAGGTTTAACTGGCTGTATGGGAGCGCCCATAGGTGCCTGTATTTTAGTAGTGCCAGGTGCGCCTACATTCATTGGGCCTCCAGCAGGATTGAACCCTCCGGTAGCCCCCGCAAATCCACCGCCTTGCATTGGTGATCCTCTTCCTGCTCCTGCCATTTTATTTACCTCAACCTTTTATCTTAATTGGACCGCCTACAGCGCCCACGTTAATTGGACCGCCAGCAGGGTTAAAGCCACCTGTCACCTGCGGGTTGTATGATGTTTGCAGTCCTACCAATTGATTTTGTAGCGCTGCTATCTGTCCTGCCAACCCTGATGGGTCAAACTGAGGAACTTGGCCTATCGCTAATTGATTGGCCGATATCTGTTGTTGTAGCCCTGTAGGATCAAATCCTGGCGTCTGTTGAAGTGCGTTAATTTGCGACTGCAAACCAGATGGGTCAAAGCCCGGCGTTTGTTGCAATGAACTTATTTGCGACTGTAAGCCGGATGGGTCAAATGGCTGGAAACCAGCGAACTGCTGTTGCAACCCGCTTATCTGATTTTGTAAGCCAGAAGAATCAAACCCTGGCGTAGACTCCAGTGCTCCGAGCCGCCCTAAGATACCTGACGCATCAAAGCCGGGTGTTTGCTGTAAGGCAGATATTTGTGACTGCAAGCCCGATGGATCGAAGCCTGGCTGTTGCTGCAAGGCAGAAATTTGATTTTGCAGGCCAGTTGGATCAAAGCTTGGACGTGTTTGTAAAGACCCTATTTGCTCTTGCAAGCCGCCTATCTGGCCCATTAAACCGCTAGGATCAAATGGCGTTATTCCGCCTACCTGCTGCTCCAGCCCCTGTATCTGTTGTTGTAAGCTAGTTGGGTCGAAGCCCCTAATTCCTTCAAGCCTCTGTTGGTTTGCTGCTATTTGAGCTTGTAATCCTGAAGCGTCAAATGGAGTCATTCCTTCAAATTGGCCTTGCAAGTTAGATATTTGTTGTTGCAAGCCAGACGGATCAAATTGATCCTGCCCTCTTAACTCACGTAGTTGCGCCTGAATATCTGACGGATCGAATGGAGTCATTCCTTCAACGCGGCCTTGTAAGCCCGCAATTTGTTGTTGTAATCCACTTGGATCAAACTGCTGCATTCCGCCAATCTGACCTTCTAAGCCGGATAAGCGAGACTGTAAAGCGCTAGGATCGAACGTATCTCTTCCGCTTAAATCTCTTAATTGAGCTTGGATATCACTTGGATCAAAAGGTTGGAATTGGCTGAACTGTCCTTCAAGGCCGGCGATCCTTTGCTGAATGCCTGATGGGTCAAACGCACTGCGTCCTTGCAGTTCTTGTATTTGAGCTTGCAAGTTAGAAGGATCGAACTGAGTCATTCCCCCTACTTGGCCTTGTAAGCTGGAAATTTGGTTTTGCAAGGATGAAGGGTCAAATCCTTCTGCACCGCGCAAATCAGATATCTGCTGTTGCAGACCAGTAGGATCAAACGGTGAGAAGCTTTCGACTCTACCCCTTATATCTCCAATCTGCTCGTAAATGGCAGTTGGATCGAACTGATCTTGACCGCGAAGTTCAGCCAATTGGTTTTGTATGTCGCTTGGGTCAAACGGAGTCATTCCCCCCAGTCGCCCTTCAATGCCTGCTATTTGCTGCTGAATTGATGACGGGTCAAAGCGCTCCATTCCTGTAAATTGGTTTTGTAATCCACCGAATTGATTCTGCAAGCCTTCAATTTGTCCCGCTAAACCACTTGGATCAAACGGAGTCATGCCGCCTAATCGACCTTCAATACCCGCAATCTGGTTCTGCAAAGCAGATGGATCGAATCTTTCAATGTCACCAAACTGGTTTTGCAACCCCCCAAATTGATTCTGCAAACCTTGAATCTGGCTTTGTAAGCCGCTAGGGTCAAATCCTTCCATACTACCGAATTGATTCTGTAGGCCGCCAAACTGACCCTCAAGACCAGAAAGGCGCGCAGTTAAATCAGTAGGATCAAACGCCTCTCGACCACGCAATTCAGAAAGCTGATTTTGCAAGTCACTTGGGTCGAATGGCTGGAATTGACTGAATTGACCTTCTAAGCCAGCAAGTCTTTGTTGCATACCAGACGGATCAAACTGCTCTCGCCCTTGCAACGCTGTCAATTGGTTCTGTAAATCAGAGGGGTCAAACTGCTGGAAGCCAGATATTTGCTCTTCTAGGCTTTGGAATCTATCGTCGTACTGTGGGTTGTAGATGTTTCCCTGATCAATGAAGCCTCTGTTCTCTTCTATTGATCGTTGCATTGCCTCCATCTGAGCCGCAATACTGTTTGGGTCGGCAGGATCTCCGCCCATCGAGAACTGGTCGCGCCGGATGTCGTACATGGGGTCAGTGAAATCGAGTGACGGAACATCAAACAAAGGGGTATCCGTACCAAATGCCACGTTTTCATCTGTGCCAGGCATATAGCCGGCATCCTGTCCCGGCACTGGCATAAAGTAGCCGTCAAAATTTGGGACCATCGTTGGCAAGGAAGTGTATTGGGTAAATTGCGCTGGGCTTTTTGTTTGCAAATCTTTAAGTTGCTGCTCGAATAGCTCACCAGAGCCATACCCTTGCATACCACGGTAAAGCAAATCAGGTGTTGGTATCGATGCTGTAGCATCAAACCCCGGCCCTGCTAGTCCAAATGCTTGTCCCGCTGCACCTGCGCTTTGCATTGCTTGTGTTTGTAGGGGAGAAAAAGCCGCAACCTCTGGCCCATAATAGGGGAGGTATCCCATGCGAGCAGTAGCTTGAGCGCGCCCTAAATTCTGTCTTGCAGCGTCTTCAATAAACTTAGGTATTTCTACCTGCGTAGTCTGACTGCCGCCTTTTCCACCTGACATATCAAAGTTCCTTTGCTAATACTGTGTGCGCTACTTCGTAGCCTTTATCCTTCAGCACCTTAGCCCAGCCTTTGCGTCCTGCGATGGTCATTGCAGTGCAACCGTTCATTCGTGCAAACTCCGCCGCAGAACTATCCATTTCTACGATTTGATCTAACTCTCCGCCAGCAAGAAATATATGTAACACCTTCTTCCCTGGGTACTTAATTATCTCTGTTACCGCACATCCCCGTGGCGCTGGCCAGAACTGCATACGACCCTCTGCTACAGCTTCAACTACGTCAGTAATGGTGTGAGTGCCGCCCGATCTTTCTAAGGCTGCCTGTAGCCAAGGCTCACAGCGCACCAATTCCTCTACTATAGTCGCCAATTATATCACCTATGCACTCTAATAATCGTTAGGGTTGTTGCAGGACACGCCGGTTCATCTGATATGCCGTTTGCGGCAAATGCTTTTAATGACCCATTAGTGCTGTCGCACGCCGTGGCAACTTCTAGATAATCGTTTGCAGTCGCGTGAATAATGACGGCCCGGCTTACTACGGTCGTCTCTGAGTTGCCGTGCAATGCAGCTCTAAGCGTGCTCCCAGTCATGTTTGCGCCGTTCTTTTTTGGCCAAAATGCAAACTCTACCGTGCTAGCAGATGAGCTAAATACTTGGGCAGAAAAGCTGACCAGATAATAACCCGTCTCACTAAATGTAATGCGAGAGCCATTAATTGGTAAGCCTTCATTATTACTGTCTGCTGTATAGCTTAATAAATAAGTTGTATCCGCCGCCGTGTAAGCATAATCAGAAGTTATAACGAAATCCCCGTGACCATCGGCCAAGACGATTTGCTTAAACTCGCCGCCACTTGATACTACGGGGTAGCCGGTAGAATCCCATAGGATAATCCCGTCATCTTTTGCACTGTCCCCAGTCTCAAAGAATGCTAAGTGCGACCTAACTCTGCGTAGATAATCATTAAGGCGCTCGCCCCACGGCTTCCATTCGGGGCCGCCAGGTGGCGGAGGGAATGCCCCTATGCTCACCTTCTTCCCCCAGTCTTAACATCCAGCCTCATGTTGCCTACGCGGAAGTCAGTCAGATCAGAGCCTGTAAGCCTCATGCGGAGCTGTCTGCCGGTAAAGCGCACGCTGGTAGGGCTTGCCATAGTAAATGGCCCGTGTGAGCTTTCTGAGGCGTTAGGATAGAACCTGGTCTTGAACGTAGCCGTAACTTGTCCTTGCGTTTTCTCGTCAGGAATAAGCTCAGTAACCCGGACTACGTTCTCACCCTCGCCAACAAAGATTGGACCACTCTCCACAAAGATGTCATCGCCGTCATGCGATAAAGATACCTCGTGATCAAAGATATTAGCACTTGGGTCAAACCACATTGGGTATCGGAATACGCCGCGATCTACGGCTGCGGTACGAGCCAGGTTGCCAATCATCCAATAATTTTGCTGGTAGTTGTATGAGACGTATCGGTTGTTCTCTTGCGAGTCTCGAGATGGATAAAACCACCACACCTCTCCATACTGCGAGTTATGAACTGCGCATACCTTTGAAGCCTGTGAGTTGTTAATATCGTCAAACACGTAATCAGCAACGTCACAGGGAAGTTCTTGCACCGATGAGCCGTTATAAAGAAAGAACGCCTTTTGTCCCATCCAGAACGCGCCCTCATCGACTGCTACGGCAGACTGCCGAGAGATCCCACCACAAGCAGTCCCCGCGCGCTCAAACCCGTAGACCACGGGCGGTCCTGAGTAGGATGCTACGTGAGCATCAGTCGTCGTAATAATTAACGCACGGCCCCGAATGCGAACGCCCTGCATGATCTTACCAGAGGTCTGTAGCTCTAGGTCGCCGGCCTCGTTAGTAGCCGCAGGCGTCCATGTGTCGATGTCTTCACGATCAGACCATTGAACCTTGCGTGGGTTGCCGCCGGCACCAAGGCAGAATACAAACCGCTCCTCGGTCACCATGATAGATGTATTCCCGGTAGGCGCGTTTGATACGAGCACACCATTTGCGGCGTTGTTTAATTGCCACTGGTAAAGCTTGCCGTCATCACTAGAACAAGCAACTAGATACTCGCCCCAGTTATCGAGTGACCAGGTTGTGCATTCCTGTGGCACTCCAGCAATACGGGCCGTACCGTAGTATTCTTGGCCGTAGAAGTTACCACCATAGCCAAGGTTCTCAATGGCGTTAATGTTCCCGCTAGTAAGGCCGGCAGGCGTGATATCAATAATCGTGTTGGAATCGATGGACGTAAACAAGCCGTCAGCCGTCCCAAAGGCATAATGAATGTTGCCGGAGTTATCAAGCCACGTAACAGCGCCACGGGGCGGTTGTGACGCCGCCGCAGCTTTCCTAGTATCCCAGCCGCCAACGGGCCGTAAAGAGTTGTTTCGCCATCTAATTAAGCTCGCATCTCTCCATCGACCGGCAGACTCTAAGTCTGTTCCATTCCTTACAACCCCTGGCGGGATATCTAGCGTTATGAGAGGCATTAATCCTCCTGATCAGGAACCTCATCGTAGTCGGCATCTGTGACTGCTTCTTGCTGAAGTGCTTCATCTAGCAATTCAATAAAACGCTCACGGCCTACTGCGAGTTGATCAACATTAAATCTAGCGCTTGAAAGCTTGCGGTCTAGATCATTTACATGGTTTAAAAGCACGCGCTGCTGATCATTAAAATCTTCAACGTAATACTCTTTTTCGTTCACGGTGATTAGGGTCTTTTCATTTTTTCCCATCGTCGCTACTCCTTACTGTTTTGCTTTTCCAATGTTAAGCGCCAAGATCTCAAGGAACTTGTACGCCTTCCCGATCCACACATCATCTTTTGGTGTGGGCGTCATAGCGGCAATTAATGAACATACCGCGATAACTGATGTTGCAATGTTTGCAACGTCCATGAGCATACCCATTACCAAGGCGTTCCGTCGCCAGTAGTAGGGTTGATCTGAGCAGTGATGTTGGCCTGTAGTGCAGTCTCTGTTTCAGACTGATCTACTCCGTTAGCCCAAACCCATGACTGTGCTTCAGCTTCTGTTACTGCGTCATAAGCAACAAAGTCAGATGCAGAGGCGTCATAGGTTAGACCGACAGTGCCATAGCTAGAGGCTGTGTAGGTAACAGCGTCGTCACCAGTGCCTTCGGTTTGTGTTGCGTTACAACGCCAGTGAACGACATTGATGCCGCCATCAGCAATAACGTGTTCACAGGTTGGGATTGTCCATGTAAATGTAGCCATTAGTTAGTCTCCAATTGTGCAACTCTGGCACGTAGTGATTGAATTTCTTTTACAAGCATAGGTACTAGTTTTGAGTAGTCTACGCCCATCATTTCTTCGGGGTCTTCTGGTGCTGATACTGCTTCCGGTGCAACGCTCTGTAACTCTTGTGCAACCATGCCGTACTTCTGGTGTGACCCGTCAGCCTTCCAGTCAAACGAACGTA